AGGCGAACAATCGAGCCTACTGATGGAGTGGTACCAGAAGAAACAACAGCTGGAGAAGCCGCTGTAATCGCTGTGATGGCGTATGGCGTTCCTGGAGTTTGATTTCCAGTGTCTGCCACGAAGGTGAAGCCCCCAACAAGGGTCATGCCTTCTACTGCAAGAGCTGTCGCACTTGTAGCTGTAGAATAAAATGCAGATCCTGGCTGCATCTGGGAATATCCATCGGCCTTGACGATGTTGGTTGTATTTTGACCAAAATCTGTCAGGTTGATCAGCTCAATCTTGTCAAACCCACATGGGAGGTTGATGTAGACTGGAACTGTGGTCGCTGGAGTTGAAAAGGTCCCAGTGACTATTGCGTTAACAGGTGAACTCATATTTTTTGTTTATCCTTATGCTAAAGTGCAACGAAGGTTCAGAAGCCAAGAATCATTTAGAATTCTGGGTACAGTTCCCATCTTCCAACCAATCGAGCAATTCATCGCAAGCGGTGAGTCGTAAATTGGTGGGCGGTACAGGAAGCTGGCCGAGTAGCCGTCCTGCTCAACTGTCGCATATGACTCTCTGCCAACGCAGATAATATTATACACATCAGCCCCTAACATCGACGCTGCTGGAGTTACTGAACCAACAGGTGACAAGAGAAATCTTAAGTTGGCAATCGAGCCATGCTCAGCATCTAAAGTACTTTGTTGATTCGCGTAGTTCCATTTTTGTATAAACCCATTAACATTCTCGAGCTGGCCAATAAGGTTAGTTGCACCCAATGCGAAAAAAGCATCTCTTACTGGTGCAGTTCCAAATTTGTTCTCTCCTTCAATTCCAGAGATGAACGAATATGCAGAGTTGTTTCTCAATGTTCTAATTACATAATCAACGTCAGTTCGGGTAATTTCAGTTGGATTATCTCCATCTGCCCCCCCTACAGCATTCGCAAATGCAGCTGTAGAAACTAACATATCACGAATTAGTTGATCTTCAGTTTCACGTAAGGAAACGCCAAGTCTGATGGCTGCTTCGTTGAGCGCTGGGTCCTGGTTCTGTAAAGTAACTTGTTCATTCATATAAATATATGTCCCATAAAAACTCATTTGGGCATCAATATTTAATGCTGAAAGAACCTGTGGAGCTGGACAAATTCCAGAATTTCCTAGTGGGACGGGCGCTGTTGCCAACGGGTTGTAGCGTCGGAACCTCATCACCGTGCCCCCATTGCGGGGCATCTGTTTACGAGATGCTGGTATACCGAACACCAAATACGGCACAGCAACTGCCAACAACTTCATTGAGAAGGTCTGCTGGACTGGAGCTGGCAGGAGCGAAGTAGTTGTTATACTCATTTCTTTAATCCAAAAATTAAAAAAAAGATCTTAACCAACTAGTATCCCTTCGTCGCCTCATCCATCTCTCGCCTTAACTGCGCTGCATACTCTGGAGTCATGGTCATAAGGCCATTCTCAAATGCTTTCGCATTCCCTATCGCTGAACTTCTCGTGACTGCATTGACAGACATGGGCTTTTTGGAGTTCTCTATAGCGCGAGCTTTTTGAGGTTGTGTTTTCGCCATGTCTCCAATCCCTGTTCTTTTGAGAAGTTTGTAGGCTGCAACTGCCTGGGTGTAAGGATCTGATGAAAGTGCATAAAGGGAGCTAGCTAGCTCTGGATCTTGTTGTTTCAATAATTCTATATTGTCGCGAGTCACAACAGTGTCATAATCAGAAAATTTCGCCCTCAGCCTGTCTTCAGCTGTCGACGCTTCCCTCTGCCTGATAATTTCCTCGGCGGCTTCCCTGGCCATTTTCGAAGCTAGGCCTCTAGCTTGCTTTGCTGTGACAATATCGTCATCTGCCAGTCTCGCGAGGTCGTCATCATCTTCAGAGGAAGAATCATCTTGCTGATTCAAGGAAAGGATGTATCTCTCCTGAGCTTCTGTTTTCTGCCGTAACTCATCAATTTGCCTCCGCGCTTCTCTCCAGTTGTATTCCTGATCTGACATTGCCTGATTAGAAACTGCCTGGGGAGCTTCCTGGGGGCTGGACTGCTGGTCTGCCTCTTGTGGGGGAGCGACGTCCTGGGTTGGCTCAGCCTGCGCTGTTGCCTCGCCTACACTCACGTTTTCTTCTTCAGTCATCTAGCTATCCTTATGGATGGTGAATCCAAGTACACCTTTTTTTAATGTTTCTGATGAGTCAGACATTTACGATGTCAACGAATGATTTGACTCAACAATTTTGTTGATAGCTGAAGGGAGGAATTTAGTCAAATAATTGTTTATATATACAAAAACTGTGCATATGGGTAGACTCATGCACAAGAAAAGGGGGTTTTGTGCGGATGAGTATTATTTCTGGAAATGGATCAGCGTCAAAGAAGGATAGGTATGGATTCGACGAATAACCCCATTGACCCAGAATGGAAAGGTTTTTTGATGAATGCTGCTATGTCAATAGATAACTATATTGAAGAGCAAAAGCATAAACCAGCATGGATCAGCGTCAAAGACAGGCTGCCAAATGAAGATGAAGACGTAATACTATGTTCCAGACGTAGTCAAAAACATGTTTACGTAACATATGGACATTACCACTTATTTGATGACAAACCATATTTTGAAAATGATTGCGGTGGAATTCGAAACGTCACATACTGGATGCCGCTACCTGAACCTCCGGAGGCAAAAAAGGATGTGAAGACCTAATTCAGGAAGAACACAATTTCTTAAGATCCGTCTTTTGTTTTGGATCTTGTATTTTGAAAGGTCAAAACCGTGAATCTTTGACAAGCTAGGAATCTGTCCCGACCTTATAAGATCTGATTCAAAATCCTTTTCCTTAATTTCAAAATTACACCAAAAAAAATGTCTTTGAATGACTACTGATGGAGGAATTAAGGGTTGATAATATGGTCTAACATTTTCGACTATCCATTTACACGCACAGTGATGTTGCATGAAAATTATTTCTTGATACAGCCTCATATCTGGATATTTAGGTTTTGTTCCCCGATATCTCACACAAATATTCTTTCTAAAAGATGAGTGAGACTGACATGGTGGCGAACTCCAAATGAAGTCATATTCCTTATAATGATCTAATAAATATTGATGAGCATCTCCTACGATCATCTCATCATTTGGAAAGAAATCTGAATATATTTGAGCAATTTCTGGATTTAGCTCAACAGAAGTAATTTTATGTTCAAGCCCCCATAATTTACGATTCCCGCCAATCCCAGAATAAAGATTGAGAATCTTCATTTCCAAACATCCCAATCAAAATCATATGAATCTTTGTCGAGCTTTAGATTAAAACAGGCTTCCACCCATTTAACTAGCTCCTGATCATAGTTCAGGGGCTGCCTCGCAATATTGATGCAGTCGTCAAAACTAGGGAGGCTCCAGAGGGTCTTGATGTTCCCTGAGCTCGCGTCGACAATGTATAAAGTTTTAGTCCATGTGCTGTATTCCTCCATGGCCTTGAAGGCATGGGGGGGCGTCTGTCGGGCGATAAAAAAATTCCTGATCACATTGTTGGACCAGAACTCTTTTTTTGTCAGAACAAATATGTAAAAAGGATTTTTGTATTTCGCGCGATTCTCTTCTATGCACTTTTCTATTTCTTTCGCATAGTCTGCCCCGAACGCGTCTAAAGTATCGCCAACAGTCTGGATGGGCTGGGGCTTCGACATGATGTCTATGACAGCTTGCCCAACTCGCTGGCCCTTGGCCCCAAATCTGTTGTATGCGTATTTATCTGGCTCAGCCAACATGCTTCCTCCTTAGCTAATGGCGCCCAGCTCAGGAGTTGCCCTAGGGGGGATTCCTCTCTCAGTGGCTCTTTTTTAAGGAGCGGTGACCCTGGTGCTTTTTGGTCTTTATGACGCCTAAATTATTTTCCCCTGCCAGCCTTGTGGCTGACTGACAACATCCCTTTCGGGTGCATCGAAACAGCACTAAAGTTTTTTATGGCGGGAAGCTTCATCTTCTTAACTTTGGGACTTCCTAACTTCTGAACTTTGGAACTTCCTAACTTCTGAATTGCCTTAGCCACAGCTCTTCCCCTTCACTGTCTTCATCAATTTCTTGTCGTCCTTGATGGCCATCTTCTCTTCTTTGATGTCTTTCTTTAGGTGTGTGGAGACTTTCTTCCCCATCTTCTTCATCATTTTCATGGGAGCACCTTCGCATATTTCGTTTTCTTGGTATCCAATCTGACGCCCTTCTTCACCTCTTTCTTGCTCAATTTCGGCGTGTCGAGCGCGTCCTTGGGCTCTGCCTTGTATTGTGGCTCTCCCTTGGGGTGATGGGTGGAAGTTTTCTTGTGAGGAAGAGCTTTCTTCAGCATCTTTCCAAACATCTTCCTATCCTGGGCTTCATCATCGTGCCCTCTCATAAATTCTTCCTTCTAATGTTGGAGCGAAGGGCCAGTGAGCATGAGCTTGTTGGTCTTCTCATCCTGTGTCCGCTTGACATTCTTAGGAATCGTAACGCCTTTGTTCTTCAGAACGCGCTCTGCTATCTTCCTGGCCTTCCCGCCTGGTCTCAACATGACCATAAATTTAGTTTCTT